CGACAGTGTCAGGCACAACCTGTGTGCGACGACTGTGTGATTTGATCATCTTCTCGAGGCGTGCCAATTGACCGGCACCCCTTGGGTCGGATGACAAGTTCCCGCCTACGTGGTCACCTCCTAGGAACGTGGAGAGGGTTTCCCCTTCCGTTATCCCTAGTTGGGCCTGTAGGTCGTGATAGCGAGACCTGGTCGGTCTCGCCGGTCGCAGGTCATTCCCAACCAGCGTCCGTTGTCCTTCATACGCCATCTTTTGCAAGGTGGCGACGTGGAGGTGGGAAGAGGAATGGAAAGGAACCTGTTCGGGTTTCTCGTCTAGAAGACCTAAAGACAAAGCCAGTTCCAGCCTATCCTTGAAAGGAAGACCCTTGGAGTTCCATCCAAGTCCCCCGAGAAACTCGGGGACCACGGATAGTACCTTCAGGACTTCCCTCTGGCGAGGTCGGAACATTGGCAATGACTGAGGGCCTAGGCTGCGCGCAACATCAACGAAGTTAAAGTCGCTCACGCGACGCCACTTCGCCACTGAGTACACGGCTTCGGGTGTTACCACCTTACCCGCGAACTCAGCAAGCTTCTTCGACTCGATGCATTTCTGTTGGGAAACAGGCATGCTCCGAGACCGAAGATAAGCTCTGTATGCTTCGTGCAGACCTGCCCCCCGGATCGCAACATCGTCGCCAAGGACAACATAGTCACCCCCGTGCTCCTTGCGGAGCGCGTGGAGTACCTTGTTGTGCCAAAGCGCGAACATTGCGAACGAGGGGCCAAGACCGAGAGGCTGACCCTTGTCCCATGAGATGGGCTTTCCATCAGGCATCTTCCAAGTTGCCCTGGAGATACCCATGACGAGATCAACCTGCTCCCGCGCATGCGCGGGGCGCAGGTCAAACCAGTCACGAATCAAGCTGAGTTGTTCACTCAGCGGAGCACGATTCGTGGCGTCAGAGAGATCGACTGAATAGATGGTCTCGCGACCATCTTCCAGCCAACCTCTGATGGCGTTCACGCCCTTCTCCTGATCATATGTGCAGTCCTCCGGGATTGCTCTGAGCTTCGAGAAGAGAGTCTGTTTGAGACCGTCCGTTAGGACCTGCCACAAACGGTAGGGATTAGCTACGGCTCTCAGCTTGAATCCAGGTTCCTGGATGAAGGCAACATGACCACCCGTGAACGTGGGTTTGCGGAAGTCCTCGTTCCGGCTAACCGGAAACCCTGCCTTCGCAAGCAGGGAGGTGGATCCGACGATGCGCTCGAGAGTCCCGACCAGGGACCTCAAGTTATCGTCAATCCACACGTGGGCTTCAGTCTCAGGGACGGTGCTACCATCCGAGAGAGGCGCTCGCTTCTCACTGGACCAGCTGTGATCAGACCACAATCGAGGTGGGCGAATTTGGAGGCCCGGGATGGAGGGTGTTACCACCCCCGCCCTTCTGGCCGCCTCACTCGCGACACGGAAACCGGTTACCTGAAACGGAAACCGCGGATCCTCACCACGACAGGCTCTGTCATAGTCGGACTGACCAGTGCAAACACTCTCCTTGAACTTCTTCAGCTGCTTTGCAGTAGCCGAGGGAGCCAGGAAGAGGCTTGCTCCATTGAGAGCGTTCAGTACCTTAGCAGGCTGTGAACCATACAGTCTTAGCAGGGCCCCGAGGGACCCTGTCGGACCGTTCTGATTCTTTCGCTGCCAGATCGAAGGGGTGTACTCTTTACCGGCAAGCCGGTGAAGATAATACAGTTTTCCTTCTTTCAGGCGGGCGACAGTCCACTCAGGACCGTTCGATCGATGCCATTTCACGATGTCGTCGACTAGGTTGTGTACTAACTCCTGTCTAAGTCCAATTGCACTGAGGCGCTGGCATAGGTCGTGTCTTAAAGACATAGACATGCTCCTTTCGGATGTGTGTCACCCATACCGGCACTCGACAGAGTGAACCGGACCGAACAGAGGATTTCCA